TCTGTGAGGCCTTCCATCGAGCTCCGAATGCTAGCGCGATGTTCGCAATGCTTGTTGTGACACCGGAAAAGGAGACCCGTTGAACCGCCGCGATACATGCCGAGAGCGAACTCTGCGACACGGACCACAACGTCCAAGGGAACGCCAAGACCGGCTCACCGGCGAAGTAAACGACTTTCGCAAACTCCAGACTTCTATTTCTAGAAATCATGGATTTTGCTAGGCCGATTTCCACACCAAACACTGCGCATAACGCCTGATACTGCTTAGCGACCGCCTCGTCAGCAATGACAAGGTCATCGCCAAGCAGAGCATAAAGCTGGAAGAATCCAATGTGACCGGCACGCGAAGCAGCCAACTGTACGAGGACGTGATGAGCAAGGGAGAACGTCGCCCATGATGACAGGGCTCCCATCGGTTGCCCTACAGAGTACTTCATCATTATCGGGCCCTTTCCAGGGACCGACTTTAATGGAGCCTTGTAGGAACGAGCGACAAGGAGTTCCTGCCACCAATAAGCGAACGTGTACCCAAACATCGCCTCCAATAGTGCCCGTTGGAGCTCAACCGGGAACCGATCCGTCGCAGCGGACAAATCAAAGGAATAGAAGGTTACATCCTTCTTCGACTCGGTCATCCGCAAAAGCCTTTTCACAGGCCGATGCTGATCGAACGCGCCGTCGGTAGGAATGCCGCCTAATATATCCATTAACCAGTCATGCAACGGTTTCAGTGCGCATTGAGTCCAATAGTCCACTATTGCGAAGACCCGAACCTTCCCCGCAGGCTCCAATTTGATACTCAAACGGCCGGATTCGACACTGAGACCTCGAACGGGGTTCGGAGTCACAGATGCCTCTTCCTCCATAAGAGTCCAAAAGGAGCGTGTGGTATTAACTTGGCCCATGGCGGAGAGGAAATCCCATAAGAGATCTCCCCACCGTCCAGAAATCCAAGCGTGCGCTGATCGCCCGCGAGATTCAAAGCTTGAAGTCACGTATGACTCCTTGCCCGGAACTCGGGGGTCCTCCCCCGCTTCCGTTACGTTTACACGTACCGAAGCGGACCCAGAGGACGTCAGCGGAAGAGGAACGGGTTTAAGCTCGCACGGATCCCGATCCCGGAGGTCACGAGACCCGTAAGACCTTGACGGCACTGCCGACAAGAACTTACGGCAGAACTGAAACCATTCCTGGTATGCAGATTCTGTAAACGGGACTCCGGGGCGGGTTATGTTCTTCTCCAACTGGGCCTTCAAGTTCACTGGGTATTTAAACCACAATGCCCGATAAAGACCTAGAAGGGTAAGCCATAAGCGGATTATAGTCCGATCACCAGAGCGGATCCTTCGACGGTGCTGACGAGGGATTAACCTCGGAAGCCCATCTCGGGATTTCGCCACGGTAACCTTACCAATCTCACGGTCGCTAGGATGCATTTGGGACCCAGGAAGGCCTTGCATAAGAAGCACATGGGCTACTTTCAGATACAAAGCTACTCCCCGGATACCCGAGTGCTTTGCTATCTTCGCGACATGCTGCGCGAACAGGGCAGAGGCAATAATATAGTCCTTCGACAATCGTCCTACGGTCAGACGAACCACCGATAAAAGTGGTTTCATAAGACCGCGCCAGACTTTCAGATCTGGCCGCCATAAACGCATCTTTGAAACTCCTATTTTCTTGCGGCGTAACGCCAAAAGTTGTAATAGTTGAATCATTGATGTGAATATAACCCGTATCCCTGCGGCGAAGCCGCAGGGGCGGAAGGCGCTCCCGAGCAGGGAGTTGGACTTTTGGTCCAAGAAAGGAAATCCTACCCCTTGCCGACTGCTCCATGAACCCCCCCCGCCAAGACACTAACTCCTTCGGAGGTTTTGTTAAAGCGATTCGGGACTGGGTACAGCTCAGCCGGGACAGTTACCTTAAAGAGAAAGGATCCTTACTTTGTAATTCAAAGTTCGAGGGGGGCCCCTTCGTCAGGGGTCCTCTAGCGATCCGGCGAGTTACACCGTTTCCTTCGCCAACCATGCGCTTGTATTTCCGCACGGTCAGGTCCTCACGAGCCGTGAGCTTGATCGTTTCTGAATATCATCGTTTGGGTTTCTCTTACTATACGGGATCTCTCCCATATGCCGCAGGGAGACTCTGTTATCGAAGCTGCTCCTCTGGCTCCGTCGTTTTCACGACTGTGCCGGGACGTGCCCTTCCTATTATGTGGTCTTTCGACTGGTTATAGCGAAGAGTCGTAGCAAGGTGGCAACACCTAAAGATGCTTGCTAAACATATTTAGTTTCGAATGCTGGAGTCCTACTCAGGACTTTGAGCAACTACCGTGAACTCACG